AAAAAGACAGTGCTGGCAATGCTATTCCAATAAAACTTTGGTCAGGACTAACTAATATTTTAGTAGATGATGGTAAATTTACTGGTCAATACAGAATGTCTGGAGAAGAAAACCCGACAGTTTATGATTTAGCAGTAGAGTATTCTAATGTTGGAACAACAAGAAAATTTTATTTATATATTAATAACAAACTAATTGGCATAGTTGATGACACAGATCCACTTCCGGTGTATAACAATGTTTCTCTTTTTGTTAGAGGATCATCAAAATGTATGTTTGAAAATATTTATGCTTTAAACGAAAACTATTCTCAAAACACAGTTTTTAATGTTGCTGACTCTATATCTTCTGTGTTTGGAGCAAATGAAATTAATGCAAACTCAGCATTAAGAAAATATGCAATGAGTGGGGTTGTTCAATCTACATATTTAGAGGGTATATCTAGTTTGCAGCCACCAAAATACAACATGTATTATGATGAGTTTGGTTCTATTTTTAGAGAAGTTGCATACTTTAATGTTAAATATGATAAAGCCTATCCAGCGCTATATGCAAAAATATCTCCAACACCAAACACAACAAAGGGATATGTTGTTTCTGGATTTCAGGCAGACTCTTACGGAGCAGAATTTTTAGTATTTAATGCAACAGATTCTGCACTTAATTTAGATGAAACTGGCGGAAACTATTTAAAAATTCAAGGAATAACATTTACACAAGATACTACATATACCGTATCCGTAGATGATTATTTTAATAAAAAATCAAATTTTGCTGAATTGGATAATTTAGATAATAATACAATTAGATCTAATCTGGTAAGCATTCAAGATTACAACTATATAAAACAAAGTAGATTAAATCATGGTATTAGTAGTTTTACTTTAGAGACTCCATATATTCAAACATTGTCCGATGCTGAAAATATTTTAGGATGGATTGTTAAAAAATCAATGAAACCTAAAAAACTTGTCGGAGCACAAATATTTTCTTTACCAATACTTCAATTAGGGGATCTTGTACAAATTGACTATAATAAAGATGGAGTAGATTTAATCTGCAGTCCAGCCAAACAGTTTGTTATTTATAACATGGACTATCAGAGAAATTCAAACGGACCAAGCATGACAGTATATTTGGCGGAGGTGTAAAATGCCAGGAGAAAATTCAGGTCATGGCAAAACCATTGATTCAGAAACTAGAAGAGAAAACAATCGTGCTCAGATTGCTAGGGATTTGGCTTACCAAAATTCAATGGATTCAGAAACCAGAAGAGAAAATAACCGTGCTCAAGTTGCTAAAGATTTAGCGGGTTGGAGACAAGAAGAACAAAAGCAAAAAGAAACCCCCAAGTCACAAACTATAAATAAAGAGCGGGTTACTTATAGAGAAGGAGAAAGAGAAGATCCACCTAAGAAAGTTCCAGAACCAATATTTAATCCTATTCCATTTTCAGGATCTCCTGAAGTTATTTTTACGCCAACTGTTGCAGCAATTCCAGTAACACTGCCACCCCCTCCTCCACCGCCAGCCACTACTTATAAAGTAAAAGTTGCCACCCCAGAAATAATTTTATTTGATGATGAAACTTTGCCTATAGAAACATTAACAGATATCTTATTTGAAGATATAGGCGGTCAAGAACTCTTATCTATGTCTAGGCATGACATAGTCAGTGGCAACTATATTCCAAACCAATTAATTAAAAATCTTACATCCTTAAATCAGGAATTTTCTTCAAAACGTTTGCTAAGCCTTCAAAATACCTCAGACAAATATTTTTCTAATTTTGGTATTAAATTAGAGAATAAGATACCATTTGTTGGTAACGGTCTAAACGGAGAAAATATATACCTAGATGAATCTCAAAATGTTATTATTGAGTTAGTTAATTTAGATATAGATGAGCAGGTAGAAGTTCAATTAAGCATAGGTGGTACAATGTATACTATAATGCTTGGAGTAGTGGAATCATGATAACTAATACTGGGAAGTATATTATTGCAAAGTACTTGCTTGGTCAAACCCCAGCCTATGCCTCTTATATGGCCCTGGGATGCGGTGCTAAGCCTTTAGACACATCCGATACACCTTTGGACTACTCCGCAAAACAAAATTTAGATTTTGAAATGTTTCGTATACCAATAAGTTCTAGGGGGTATATTGTAGAAGACGGTCAATCAAAACTAGTACTAACCGCAGAACTGCCAACGGAAGAAAGATATGAAATTTCTGAAGTGGCTATATATTCTGCTGGATCAAACCCGTACGCTGCATCATATGACAGTCGAACTATTTTAACATTTACTCAGGGAGAAAATTGGCAACATATATCCCCAAGTGCTACTACGGATATTTTAAGAATTACTCAGCCATTAGACGGATCATTGTCAGATAATATTATTGAAACTACGTCAAAAGTTTTCGAAACCAATGCAGACAATAAAATATTTTACAATACAAACAGAGCAGCACGATATGAGCGCTGCCGATATTATAACAATATTATTGCCTTGCGTGGAGATTCCTCTACAATGACAACTTCTGGCGAACATTTAGTTGTAGCAACAGGTCCAGAATATATTAGGGCAACTGGAATCTCTTTAGATTTTTCTAAAAATGCTCCATCAGATGAACTAAGATTTGCTTTTTCTGTAATAAATAAAGATGGAGATTCTTTATCTGTTCCAGATACAGTAAAAATTATTGTTGAGTTTACTAGCAGTATTGATGCAACTAAATTTTCTAGATTTGAAACAACTTTAGCAAATGGTACTGGCTTTGGACAACATGATTTTTCAACCAATAGATATTGTGTTGTAACAAAAGAAAGACAAGAACTTTATACCACATCAAATTTTACATGGACATCTGCCGATACTATTAACATTTATGCTTCAGTTGTAGATGGTGGAACTGCGTCAGATGATTTTTATGTTGTTTTAGATGCACTAAGATTTGAAAATTTAAACACGCCTAACCCACTTTATGGAATGGTTGGATACTCGGTAGTTCAAAATGATACTGCTTCAGCAATTATTAAATCTCCAAATACAAGCAATTATGTAGAATTTAAATTTGCTATTGGTGTCGGATAATGGCAGACGCTGGAATTAAAAGAACTATAATAAAATCATCAGATCTTCCCCCAACACTAGGAGACAATCAAACCCTAACTTACACATTAAGATATCGTATATTGTCAGAAGATAAGAATAGGTTTTCGCACTGGTCTCCAATAAAAGAAATAACAATAAATAATACATTTGATGAAACTGGCTTTGATCCAAATAATTTAGCAACTACAAATATTCCATATAGCATTAACGTTGATAGTCAAGCAAATATAGTTAACATTTCATGGACAATGCCTGCATTATTAATTGTAAACCCAACAGAAGAAGAAAAAATATTACAGGAAAAGCAGGCTGCAATTACAGAGTTTGATGTTTATGTTCAATGGAAAACAGGTGAAGTTGTAAGTAATTGGATTTGGGTTGGAAAATCTACAAGCACTAATTATTCTCTTTCTTACCCACATGGGTCAGGGGCGCCAGATCAGATAAAGATTAGAATACAAAAGGTGACCATAGTAAAGGGACCATTTGATGCAGCAACATATCTAATTAGTGACTTAGAAAACATAAACTGATATAATAATAAAAGGAGAAAAATGTCAAAGATACCATTACCAGAAAGAGGGCAACCTTTAGATGTAACGTATATCTATCAGTTAGCCGAGGCAATAAATGATGTTGCAACAGAGGTTTCTTCAACCACCTCTAATTATGCAACTGTAGATACTACGGGGTCCGATAAAGCAAATGTAAAAACTTCAGAACTAAGAGTTGTTGCTGGCAGAGTTGAAATTTTTAATAATACAACTGTAACGCCAACAACAGAAAAAGATTTCTTTTATAATTTTACTACAAACTTTAAATATGCACCAATTGTTACTGCAACTCCAGTTAACGTAGGCAACACTCCAGCGGGTAAAAATGTGTCTGTAATTTTAAAAAACATTACGACCTCTCGTGTGGAGGGTAGCGTTAAATTTGGAGCCTCTGGAGATTTATCTGTATGGGTAAATCTTATTATTGTAGGCATTCCAAATTAATGATTAAATGCTTAAAATGTAAATCAAGAATGTTTATTGATAGGCAATACACTAATCCTGAACATCTTGAAACATTTTGTTTAAAATGTGGCAACAGAAAGTTTTATAATCCACCATCAACGTCAAGCGAGGGGCTATGGCTACTGCAAAAGGAAAAATTGAGGGCCAAGAGTACAATCAGTCATCTGTAATAAAAGGTAGTGGGGCTGTTTGGTTTTTAAATAAAGACTTAGTAAGAGTTCACCACTATAACAGATCAGATGGTACTGTTGCTATTTATAATATTGTAAAAAATAAACTTGAACTTTGTTTTATTTTAGATTTTAAAAAAAATAGAGAAAGGGCATATACTATAGCAGAAACTGCTAAACTTGTCAATAGACATAGAAAGTACATGCCAAGTTTAATAAAACGAGGAGTCATTCCCGTCCCACTTGGTTGTTCTGAAAATGGAAAACGTGGATATCAGATAAGAGCATATTATTCTGAATCGCAAGTAAAAGAGATACGTGATATACTTGCAAGTATACATATTGGCCAACCTAGAAAGGATGGATTAATTACAAACAATATGACGCCAACCAAACAAGAATTGACAAGAAAGATGGGCGATGGTATACTTACATATACAAAAACTGAAGATGGAAGATTTATTCCTGTTTGGAATGAATCAATAAAATAATTTCCCTGGGAGGGACAATGAATAACGAAGAAACAAAAGTAAACGTTACGCTAGGTTATACATTAAATCTTGGTAATTTTCAATCACTAAGATTAGATCTTGGCATTACTGATAGTCGACGTGAAGGCGAAAACATTAATGATGCTTTTGAAAGAGTTTATAAGTTTGTTGAAGATAAACTTACCGAAAAAATTAACGAAGCCAAAGTAGAAATAGACGAATAGTGGCTGAACGCAAAGACCGAATGGCTTTGCTAAGTAGATATAGTAAACTACATACTATAAAGTACGAAGAAAAGCCATCGTTGAACTTAAATGTTGAACAGTGGGCTTCTGATGCGCTAATAGAGTCTTATGGGATAGGAAAATGTTATGACCTACTTGATTACTACTTTAGCGTTTCCTTGTCCCCTTCTTGGAGTTACTTTGCTTATAATGCAGAAAAAATATTTCAGACAAGACTAAATAAAATTAAAGATGATGAAGAGCGTGCAGAGCGTAGGAAAAAAGGAAAGGAATGGCTAAGTGAATAACACAGAGTCTAAACTTATAACGGCGCTACTTAAAGATAAACAAATGCATGTTCTTTTGCAGGCTAATGTTGAAAATCTTTTAAAAACACATACTGACCTTTGGTTGTTTATAAGAAAGTATTATGAAGCAAATAATGCAGTCCCCCCTGAATCACTAGTCGTTGAAAAATTTAGAGATTTTCAAACAATAGAGAATGTTGGTGCAACTAAATATCATTTAGAAGAATTGCAGGCAGAATATCTAACCGATAGTCTAAAAGATATTTTAAGATCTGCTGCAACTGATGTTCAGAGTGGGAATGGAGACATAGCCCTAACAGGATTGATTAATAAAACATCAGAGTTAAAAAAGAATGTTGCTGCAATTAGAGATATTGATGCCACAGATTTAGATTCTGCCGTTGCCTATTTTACCAATGTGCAAAAAATGAAAGAACTAGGATCGGTTGGAATTAAAACAGGTTTGCCAGGATTTGACAACTACCTTCCATCTGGAATTATGCCAGGCCAACTTGGTGTTTTCCTTGCGTATCCAGGAATTGGCAAATCTTGGCTTGCTCTTTATTTTGCGGTACAAGCATGGAAACAAGGAAAGTCTCCATTAGTAATAAGTTTAGAAATGTCAGAAGTAGAGGTTAGAAATCGTGTATACACCATTATGGGCCAAGGTGTTTGGTCACACAGAAAAATAAGCAATGGTGAAATTGAATTAGACATGCTAAAGTCATGGCATGAAAAAAACTTAGTTGGAAAACCAGAGTTTCACATTATTTCAAATGATAGCGGGGGAGAAGTAAATCCTTCAGTTGTTCGTGGAAAGATTGATCAGTATAAGCCAGATTTTGTTATTGTGGATTATTTGCAATTAATGTCTCCAAATCAAAAATCTGATAATGAAACAGTGAGAATGAAAAATCTTTCAAGAGAGTTAAAACTTATGGCAATTGGTGAAGAGGTCCCTATTATTGCTATCTCATCAGCCACTCCTGATGATGTTACAAACCTCAATACAGTACCAACATTAGGCCAGACTGCTTGGTCTAGACAGATTGCTTATGATGCAGATTGGGTGCTAGCGCTAGGCCGAGCAGCAAATAGTGATATTATTGAATGTGCTTTTAGAAAAAATAGAAATGGTTTTATGGGAGAGTTTTTAGTTCAAGCAGATTTTGACAAAGGATACTATAAGTATAAAGATTTTGAGGATTTAAGTGGCAAATAATAAAATAGATTTATATAGCGAAGACCAAGTAAAAAGAGTGTTAGACGGATCTGGCATTAATATAGAGTCAGAAATGGATAATGACTTTATGATATTTTGTCCATATCATAACAACTTTAGGACTCCTGCAGGGGAAGTGTCAAAAACAAGAGGAACCTTTTTTTGCTTTTCTTGTCAAGAAACCAAAGACTTAGTTGAATTAGTAATGACTGCCACAAATAGAACTTATTTTGAAACGGTTAGATTTATTGCAAGCAAAGGGAAAGAAACAAACATTGAACAATTTGTTAATAAAGCCCTTGTAGATGTTCCAGACTATGTTGCTTTTGATGAATTAATTATTAAAAGATTGAATAATCATGCATTGATTTCACCAAGGGCTATGTCTTATTATGAAAGTAGAAAAATAACAAAAGAATCAATTGTTAAATTTAACTTAGGCTATTCGGAAAAACAAGATATGGTTACTGTTCCAGTTCATTCACCAGATGGATTAGCAGTTGGTTTTGTTGGAAGATCTATTGAAGGCAAAGATTTTAAAAATACCCCAAAACTTCCAAAAGCAAAGACACTTTTTAATCTTCATAAAGTAAAAGCATCAGAAAAAGTTTATGTGGTAGAATCTTCTTTTGATGCGATTAGACTAGACCAAGTTGGCTTTGCTGCAGTTGCTACCCTAGGGGCTAATGTATCAAATACACAAATAGATTTGCTTCAAAAATATTTCAATAACATTATTGTTATTGCAGATAATGATGAAGCAGGGGGGAACATGAAAGAGAGAATAGTTGAAAAATTAAAATCTCGTGTCTCCGTAATACAACTTAATATAGAATATAAAGACATAGGCGATATGGATGATAATGCAATCAGAAATTTAGAATTTCAGTTTGACAAATCTATATCGCTTATGCTAAACTAAATACACAAAACACAAAGGAGAAACATATGAGCGTTATTAAGGGACTAAAAAATATCAACGCCCTGCTCGACAAACCAAAATCAGATACACCAAAAGTTCGTTGGCTTAAATTGGCTGATGGACAATCAGTTAAAATTCGTTTTATAGAAGAACTAGATGAGGATTCTGCAAGTTATAATGCAGATCGTGGTCTTGCTCTTGTTGTAAAAGAACATGTTAATCCAAAAGATTATAAGCGCAAGGCTGTAGACACGATGGATTCCGAAGGCCGTGACTGGGCAGAAGAGATGCACAGAAAAGATCCAAAGGCTGGCTGGAGAGCACGCCTTCGTTTTTATTGCAACGTTTTAGTAGATGATGGTATTGAACCACCATACG